GAAAAGACGATTCTCCAGCTTATCAACGCTGATATTCGTTACCAGTATCTCCTTCAGTCTGGCATTAAATATGTTGTGGATTCCACTGCTACTTTTTCTGCTAACTTGACTGGTGATATGCAGCAAATCAACACCTTGTTTGCTAATAAGGCTCCTGATGCTCCTATGAACTTCAAGACCCTCTACAAACTCGGTACGTTCCTGCGCGAAGAGATGCTTGCTGAACCATTCGCTACCTCCGAGGGTGAATTCTTCCAAGTTATCGCTTCCGCTGACCAGATCGAGAATTTCCGCAACGATGCGGACGTTAAAGAAGATCTGATTGGTCTTACGACTGGTTCGTTCAAACTTGGTGAGACTGCAATCAGCGGTTACTCCTTCCAAGGTTATCGTGGTTTCGCATTTGGTATCGACCAACAGCCCCTCCGCGCTACTGCGAATGTCGCTGGTGTTCTTACACTTGTTAACCCAATCGTCAGCACTGCCGTAACAAATGGTTTCGCTCAACGCCGTAACCCAGCATGGGTTGCTGCAACGTACGAAGTCATGTTTGTTATCGCTGGCAATGCGTTCAAACGTCTCGTCCCTGAAAGCTACGTTGGAGAAGGAACTTTCCGTTTCGCTCCCCAACTCGCTATGGGTGAACTGGAGTGGACATACTTCCGCGACAACGATTGTAACCTGTATGGTGACTTCGGTCAGCACATCTATCAGATCCAACGTGCTATCCAGCCAATTCGTCCACAGAATGTTGTGGCAATTGTCTACAAGCGTTGCCAAGATGATGTGAATCCAGCACCTTGCGTGTAATAAGGTAGATTGATATCGGTGGCAGAGTTAATTAGTTGACTCTGCCACCTCATCAGTTTAACATATAACACTATGGAAGATATCCCTTCAATCCTTGACACCGCAAAATTCCGTCACCTTGTTCTTGATGGTGTAAACTCAATTGAAACCGCACTTGCAAGTCTGCAAGGGTTTGCAGTTCCTGAATACGATGAACTTTCTTTGACTTACTACGGAGTAACTAACAATATCGCTACTGTAGTTTACAAAAAAGCAACTGTTGTAGTTGCAACGCTGACCTTGACCTATTCTGTTCAGCCTCCAGTTTCTAATGACGCAAATCTTGTTAAAGTAACAATTTCTTAATATTATGGGCCTAAAATTCAATCCGTTCACTGGTAAATTGGATTTTACTGGAAACTCTGGTGTAGGTTCGACTGGGGCCACAGGCCCATCTGGAGGCCCGACAGGGGCCACAGGTGCTAGTGGGCTAAGTGTTACTGGGGCAACAGGAAGCACTGGTGTTGGAACTCAAGGAGCGACAGGTAGCACTGGGGTTGGCACTCAAGGAGCAACTGGAAGTACAGGTGTAGGATCTCAAGGCAGTACTGGAAGCACTGGTGTTGCTGGAACCAACGGAACAGATGGAGCAACGGGCATTGGTTCTCAAGGCAGTACTGGAAGCACTGGTGTTGCTGGAACCAACGGAACAGATGGAGCAACGGGATCTACTGGAGCCACTGGCTTGTTTGGAAGCACAGGCGCAACTGGAGTTCAAGGTGCTACAGGCATAGCGGGGCAATCGTCAACATTTTATAACTACCAAGCAGACGCAAATACAGTGTCTGGAGTACCAACAACAGGACACCTTTATTGGAATAACGCATCTCAAATTTCAGCAACATCTGTAACTCTTTCGCACATTGATGCTTTAGGTAACGATATTGATGTTTTCTTTCCTATATTTAAAACTGGCGATACATTTGTAATCCAAGACCAATCCAATTCTAATAATTTCCAAAGATGGCAGATTTCTGCAACCCCAACTGTTGTACTTAATAGTTATGTTTCTATTCCAGTAACTCTATTAACTTCTGGAGGAACTGGAACAACTGGATTTGCTAACAATCACCAGTTAATTTTTGCAATTGTCAGCAGTGGTTTGGTTGGAGCGACTGGTAGCACAGGAGCTACAGGCGTTGCAGGGCCAACTGGATCGACTGGCGCAACTGGAATCCAAGGAATCCAAGGTTCTACAGGAGCTACTGGCATTCAAGGTGTCCAAGGTTCCACAGGTTCTACGGGAGCTACAGGCCCAGCAGGGCCAGCGACTCCAACTGATGTTCAAGTTTTTACATCATCAGGAACTTGGACAAAACCAACTGGTGCAAAATCCGTTGATGTTCTTGTCATTGCTGGTGGTGGCGGAGGTGCATCTGGTCGAGTAAATGCAGGACAAATCGGTGGCGGCGGCGGTGCTGGAGGTGGACTTACTTTCCGAACTGGAATTCCTGCAATTTATCTTGGCGCAACTGAAACTGTAACTGTTGGAGCGGGAGGAACTGGTGGAGCAGCGGTTACTGGAGCAAACGCTCAAGGTATCAGCGGAACATCTGGAGGAGACTCCGCTTTTGGAAATTATGCTGGAAACTCTCCTTGGGCATACGCTGGCGGTGGCGGTGGAGGTTCTGGAACAGGAAGTTCCGGAGGAGGAGGCGCAGGAAATAGTCGAAATGTTAATGTAGGAGCAGGAGGCGGTACTGGAAATGCTGGATCAGCAGGAAGTGCTGGTGGATCAAGTGCAATTTCAGCCGCAGGCGGAGGAGGAGGAGGAGGAGCTAACCTTTCTGGATCATGGTTTACAGGAGGAAATGGGCAATGGGTTCTTGGTAATAATCCAATTGGAGGACAAGCCGTAACAGCAGGAACAGAAGGAGCAACCGGAACAAATGGAAATAGCATGGGAACATATATTCACGCAGGAGGTGGAGGTTCCGGTGGCAATGGAGCGGTCACAATAAACGCTGGCTCGGGTGGTAATGGGGGGATTTATGGTGGTGGCGGTGGCGGTGGCGGATGCCAAGGAACTCAAGGAAGTGTATTGACATCAGGAAAAGGCGGAAACGGAGCGCAAGGAATCGTGATCGTTACAACCTATTTCTAATATGGATAATTACGCAATACTTGACAAAGATGGTGGATGGTTGGTCAACCTTGTTGTTTGGAATGGTAATCTTGAAGACTGGCAGCCTCCATCTGGAACGATTGCAAAACTAGCAAGTGATGTAGATTTTTCAACGCTTCCAGAAAGGCCGCAAGATGCCGTTTAGGTTAGACCCAACATCAGGCAAACTGGCATTCTTTCAAAATCCAGCAGTAGTAAATGCTTTAGTAAATGATCTTCCTACTACGCTGAATGATGGGACTACAGCATATAGTCCTGATGCAACTGGATTCGGAAAACAAGGGACTAATAGTCAATCGGTAGTTTATCCCAAAAGCAGCACTTGGTATCGTGCTGATACGAATACTGAAGTAACTCCAGATGTTTTAAGTATTTGGCGTGTTGGATCAAGATATAATAATTTTAATCCGAATACTGGAGCATTTAACGAGACTATTATTAGTGCCACAACGCTGAATGGGATTCTTACGCAAAATTCTTTCATTGATTGCACTATCAATGGATACTTGATTCGTATCTATGTTAAGTATCAAGTTAAAGTTTCTCTTCGTGGACAAGGTAATCTGCCTTGTTTTATTTTCTCAAATGGATGGGGAGCAAGTGTTGAAGATTACACTAGCTATGCAAATCTAGGTTATGCAGTAATACAATACGATTGGCGAGGAACTTTTGGTGGAACATATAGCTATCCATCTACTTTGATGACGCTTTACCCATCGGCATTAAGCCGATTGAATCAAACTGTTAACCCTAATGCCAACTACGCAAGCCAAGTATCAGTTGCCAGCATTGCAGATGTCCGTAATCAAGATATGTATTACTGGTATGCGATGCCTCGCCGAGTGCTTGCATACGCGAAGTCTCTTACAACCGACATCAATCCAGCAAAGATTGGATTCTGGGGAAATTCATGGGGTGGTCAGATTGCGTGGAATATGTGCATTGAGACAGACATTAAAGCTGTTATTGCTCAATTCGGAAATGGTTGGATTCATTATTGGAAAACATTTGGTGTTCTTCCATATACTATCCCTTATGTAGAACCAACATTTGTTGAAGGAAACAATTACTATATTTCCACGCTTGAATCACAAGCATACGCGAAAAGCGCAACAGCACCTGTGCTTTGGTTGTCATCAACAAATGATTTTCACGGGAACTTTGATCGAGGATTCCGCAACTTTGAAATATCTCCAGTAACTGGAAGTTATGCTTTTCGAGTAAATTCTAATCACGATATTACTGGATTAACTCAAAACATTCAGCTTTGGTTTGACCATAAACTCAAAGGTACAATACCTACTTGGCCTAGCAATCCTAATACTGTTCCTAGTCTTGTTCCATCTGGTGCAAATGCTGGATACCCAATGGTGACAGTTACTCCATCAGACACAGTTAACATTTCGGCAATTCAAATCTACTATGCTCTTGAAACAGCAGACTGGCAAAACAGGACATGGATTGCTGCGACAACTACAAACAATGGCAACGGCACTTGGAGTGCAGAAACTCCATGCAATAACATCAATGGCTATGTCTTTGCTTACGCTCAAATCACCTACACGAACACGATTGTAGTTTGCTCAAAGCAAGCCGCATTTATTCCATCTTCGTTAGGTAATGCAGTTCCGTTACCAGTGACTTACTGGAGTCCTACAAATGCAAGCGCAACGATGAACTTGTGGCTTGATGCCGCAGATCAAAATGTGCTGACAATTAGTAGCGGACTTATTACCCAATGGCGTGATAAATCTAGTCTCGCAAATCATGCGATTCCTAATGCTGGAGAAGAACCATCATTCACTACGATTGATGGACTAAACGCAATCCGCTTCACGGGAAACAAGCGTCTATTCTCAACAGACAAGCTAACAGTCAGAGACTTTAGAAATGTGTTTATCGTATGCAAATATGAACAAGGAACGGCATTCTTCTCTGTATCTACTGGGTTCTGCACATTATTTTCTGCTGCTATTAGTGGAGGCACAGCAAACGGAAACTGCTTCTTTGCAACTGGAGTTACTCAGGCATGGACAGCAAACTCATATCTAAATGGGCCATTCTTCCTTAATGCAACGCAAGTATCCGCTGATATTAACAGCAGAACAGTTCTTCCTCAACTTAATACATCACTCGGATTTATTTCATCAAATGCAACTAGCGCAGTTTCTGTTGGTGGATATGGAATTGGAACATTGCGCGAAATAGCTTCTCCTTGGGATGGAGTTGTATGCGAAATCGTTTCTTATGGCTCAACTCTAACCTTGACTGACAGACAAAAAATGGAAGGGTATATCGCATGGAAATGGAATTTAGTTGCTTTACTTCCAGCAGGACACCCTTATAAAACAACAAGACCAACTGTATGAACGACAACGCCACCAGCCACGGAGTATTAGGTACGATCATATCGACAACAGGATTTATAGTAAGTATGTTACCAGAAATAGAAGCGTCAATTAGAGTTGCGGGTGGAATTATCTCCATTATTGCTGGTGTTCTGACTTGCATCTATATGGTAAAGCAGATTTCAAAATGAAACCCAAAAAATTTGCTCTTGTAATAATAGTAATATCATTTATCCTATTAGGATCCTCATTCTTAACTGGATGTGTATCAGTTCCAATTCCACCAGCAGGTGATAAAGTTGGTGAGTTGGGATACATTAAAATTTCACTTAAATTTCAGTACCTCCCAGCAACACAACCCGATATTGATTGGTTTAATCCACTCATACCACAACCCAAACTATATAAAGATAAATGAAAATTGTAGATTACATCTTGGCTCGACTTTCGGAATCGTCAACCTATCGTGGCGCGATTTTTCTTCTAGGTGGACTTGGTATTGCCGTTGCTCCAGAACAAGCTAATGCGATTGCTGCGGCATCTATGGCTATTGTAGGAGCAATTAACGTGTTCCGAAAAGAAAAGAAATAATGCTTCATAAGTTAACCGATATCGCACTTCGTGAAGTCGGAGTGCGAGAAATTGGTTCTAACAATTGCGGTAAGCGCATCCGTGAATACCAATCCGCAACTGAGCTTGATCCTGCTCCGTGGAGTTGGTGTGCAGCATTCGTAGATTGGTCTATTCGTGAATGGCTAAAAGACAAAGAGGTTGTCGCATGGCTAGGACTTAAAAACCGCACCACTGACCAATGGAGGCCAACAACAGCTTTAGCGTATGGTCTAACATCGTGGGCAAAGCAAAGGCCAAATACGACTAGTGTATACAATGAAAAAGATAGAGCAGTTGCTGGAGATATCGTTACATTTGATTTTTCGCATACAGGAATTGTTCTTGAAGATTCTATGAGTCATATCGTGACCATCGAGGGAAATACAAATGGGTCTGGTACTAGAGACTCTGAAAGTGGTGATGGGGTCTGGAAAAAGATCCGTAAAAAATCACTTATAAAAGATCTTATCCGTATACATCCATCAACAGCAAAATAATGGCAAATATTACCCATAAGTGGAAAAA